ATATTTAGAAAAATTATTAACATATCTCATCCTACCGACGAAAACTTAGATGTATTTTATAGATTTAAAATTACATCTTTTAGTAACTCTGGATTGCCTTATACAGCATGGGAAGGAGGACCAAATGCAGATGAAAGTTGTTTATTTGATACTTCTACAGGAGGTGCACCAGGAGGACCTAATACTTTAAGAAAAGTAACTGTACCTCAAGAATTAATTGATAACGGAACTTATGTAAATCCATCAGGAGAATATAAATTAACGCATTGTTTTAATATATGTGGTAATGAACCATGCCCACCTGAACCTTGTGTAGATGGTTTAACATCATCTAATGCTTATCAACAATGTGTAGAGAATACTCAAGCTTTAATAGTTTTTGAATGGGAGACAGAATGTACTCCTCAATCTGTCTTATACTCTAATGCAGAAGGAGCAGGGCCTTTTGAATATCAAGTTAATGAAGATGCAACAAACTTTGGAGTATATGCTGGAAACGGACAAATGCCACCAAATTGGAGTGTAGAGCATCAATTAATAGTTAAATTTACAGATGGAAGTGAATCAGAACCTATTTTATACACCCCTACCCCTTGTATTGCAGGATGTACAGATCCAAATTCTGATGCTTATAACCCATGGGCAACAGTAGATGATGGTTCTTGTTCTGGAACAAATTGTGACCCGGACACAGAACATCAAATAACAATGCAGATTACATTAGATAATTGGCCAGGTGAAACTTCATGGACAATGAATAGTGGAGGTATTATAGGAGCAGTTACAGATGGAACATATAATTTTAACGATATAGGAAAAACATTTACCTATAATTTCTGTATAGATAAAAATACAGGATTTGAATTTATTATTAATGATACTTATGGAGATGGTTTAGGTGGTACTACATCTGGAGGAACTATAGACGGTAATGTTGTAATATACGATTGTAATGGAGATATTATTTGGGAATTACCTGAACCTGACTTTGGAGATGTAACATACTCAGGACAACAATTTGGAGTTGATTGTGAAGGAACAGAAGAAATTTATGGATGTACAGATCCAGCTTATCAATCATATAATCCTGATGCTACTATAGATGATGGTTCTTGTTCTGAACTTCATGTTGTAGGTTGTATGGATGAAGATTCAATTAACTACAATCCAGATGCTACTAAACAAGAATTAGTTCCAGTTTGTGAATATAATTTAGTAGTAAGAGATGCAGCATCAGATGGATGGGGTAATTCTTTTATAGGAGTTGCTCAAGGAGGAGTTAGTTTAGGAACTTATACTTTAGGACCTGGAATAGATGAACAATCATTTCCTTTAAGCTTAAATTCAGATGAAGAAGTAGTTGTGTATTACTTCGAAGTAGGTAATCCTCAAACTACTCCAGAAGAATTAAATTTCCAAACTTTACAAAATTCATTCCTTATAGTAGATTCAGATGAACAAGTATTACTAGATGGTGGTACTAATCCATTTGCAGATAATGGACAAGGAGCATTACAAAATTTTGAAGCACCATTTTTTGAAAAATATTCAGCTTTACCATTTTGTGGTACAGTTTGTGTTCCAATCGTAGAAGGATGTATGACTGAAGGTTCATTAAATTATAACCCAGAAGCTAACGTAGATGATGGTAGCTGTATTCCTTATATTGAAGGCTGTATGAACCCATTAGCATTTAACTACAATCCAGATGCTACAGTAGATGATGGTTCTTGTGTTGAAGTAATTGTAGGCTGTATGGACCCAGATTCATTTAACTATAATCCGGAAGCTAATACAGCTGGAGATTGTATTGCAGTTATAGAAGGCTGTATGGATGAAACTTCATTTAATTACAATGAGAATGCTAATGTAGATGATGGTTCATGTATTGCAGTTGTAGAGGGATGTATGGATGAAAATTCAATCAATTATAACCCAAATGCAAATACAGACGATGGAAGTTGTATTCCAATAGTAGAAGGATGTATGGACCCAGATTCATTTAATTATGATCCTAATGCTAATGTAGATGATGGAAGTTGTGTGCCTGTTGTATTTGGTTGTATGGACCCAGATTCATTTAACTATAATCCAGATGCTAATACAGACAATGGAACTTGTGAACCAGTAGTATTCGGTTGTACTGATCCTGATTCATTTAACTACAATCCAGATGCCAACACAGATAATGGAACTTGTGTTCCCGTAATTCTAGGATGTACAGATAATACATCATTCAACTATAATCCAGAAGCTAATACAAATGATGGTTCCTGTATTCCTATATTAGCAGGCTGTACAAACCCAGACTCATTTAACTATAATGAATTAGCAAATACTGATGATGGAAGTTGTATAGATGTAATTTATGGTTGTACAGATAACACCTCTTTAAACTACAACCCAGAAGCTAATACAGACGATGGTTCTTGTATTCCAATTCTTTATGGATGTATGGATGAAACTTCATTTAACTATAATCCACTTGCAACCGTAGACGATGGTTCTTGTATTCCTGTAGTAGAAGGATGTACAGACAATACTTCATTAAATTACAATCCAGATGCTAATACCGATGATGGCAGCTGTATCCCTCTTTTATATGGCTGTATGGATCCTAACTCATTTAACTACAATGCACTAGCAACTGTTGACGACGGTAGCTGTATCCCAATTGTAACAGGTTGTACAGATCCAGATGCATTAAATTATAATCCAGATGCAAATACAGAAGACTTTAGTTGTATAGAAAAAGTATACGGCTGTATGGACCCTAACTCAATTAATTTTGATCCTGAAGCTAATGTAGATAATGGTACATGTATTACAGCAGTAGTAGGATGTATGGATCCAGAATCTTATAACTATAACCCAGAAGCTAACGTAGCAGATCCTGATGCTTGTTTATATGATGCAGGTTGTATAACAGGACCAGGTGAACCATATTGGTTAAATAACCAATGTTATGCTTGGGTAATTGACGTAGATAATTATTGCTGTGAAAATGAATGGGATCCAATTTGTCAGGAAACTTACAATTACTGTGAAAACGGATGGCCAGAAGGAATGGATATAGATGGTATGTTCTCTAGATCATTAGATTTTAATTCAATTGTAATTTATCCAAACCCAACAAATGGAATTATTAACATATCAAGTAATGTAGAAGGGGTAACATTTGAAGTAAGAGACCTACTAGGTAAATTAATTATACCTCCATCATCTGGAAATGTAATAGATTTATCGAAAGCTAGTGCTGGAGTATATTTCCTTACAATAAAGAATGGAACTCAAATATTTAATAAAAGAATAATTAAAGAATAAAATGAAAAAACTATTAATACTACTTTTAGTACTCCCATTTTTAGGTTTTAGTCAAGAATCTGAATCCAAATTTAAAAAAGAATTAAAAAAAACTTTTAAATTTTCAACCATATTCGCCGCAGTAAATGGGGGCACATCTCTTGCAGACAAAAACCAATTCTCAGTTAATACTGGAACTTTAATTCAAGATGTAATTGAAACCCCATTTGACTACTCTTTATCTTTGGGTATAAGAAAAATAGCTAGATTTCAATATGAAAATAGAGCTAATGTATTTTATAATGGTACAGAAGAATCATATTCAGATAATGCCACATTAGGTAAAATAAAAGGATTTGAATTTTTATTTGAAGCTGATTATAGAAGAATACAAGGCGAAACATATTTAGACCAACATCACTTTTTAAGATATGTAGCCGATGATTGGGTAGCTAAAGTAGAATACCTAGTAGGAGGCTTTATTGATATAGAATATTTTCAAGCTTCTCAAAGATATAAACATAATATAACTAAAGAACTTTCTATTAATTTAGGGGTTGCACAAAGACTCTCTAAACCTTATGGATACGATCCTTTACAAGAGTGGATGTTAAGTAATGGTAATTTACATTACACCTATTTAGCTCTACAGGAAGGTTATAATGTAAACTTTAACGGAGGAGGAGATATAGAATACCTTAACCCTCAAGGAGCAGTAGTAGCAACAAGTACTGAAGTATGGGAAGAAGTAATTATTCCACAAGTATTAGTTAATTATGTAGAAAAAAAAGAAAATGAAGCTCCATTAAGATTAGAATATTCTGCCATATTTGGTTTTGATTATTATAAGTATACTAAAAACTTCTGGCTACATGCTTGGGGTAATGTAATGCCTATACATATAAAAGGTGGTGATGAATTTTCTTTTCATAATTATAATGGAGGCCAATGGACAGATTATTCTGGGGGTTTAATATTTGGCTACAAATTAACCAAATCATTAGGGTTATTTGCAGAAGGAACATATAATAAATATTGGAATAGAAATTGGCATAATTTTTCAATGGGAGTTAATTATATAATTTTTTAAAAAATGGCAAAAGAATTAAGCGAAAGCACGAGTTTTACAGTTAGTATTCAAACCCTTATAGGTATAGCGTTTGGTATTGCCACAGTAGTTGGTATGTGGTTTGCTCTTCAAGCAGATATAGAAGAAGCAAAAGAATTACCAGTTGCACCACCACCAGATGTTACTAGAATGGAATACGATATGAAAGATCAATTAATCCGTCAAACAATCATGACTACTCAAGAAGATGTTCAAGAGTTAAAAGAAGACATGAAACGTATTGAGGAAAAGATTGATAAACTAAGATAAACTTATTATGAAAAAGTTTTTAATATTACCTATTTTATTATTCTCCTCTATAACTATGTTTAGTCAGGTAGAAGTTAAATATTTTAATGCTGCTTGGAATGCAGCAAATGAAATAGAATGGGTAGATAAACTCACAGATTGTGATATTAAAAAATATGATATAGGATCAAAACCTGAAGACGCAGGTAAATTTAAAGTTGTTGTTGTTCCAACTATATTAATATTTCAGGATGGAGAAGAAGTTGAAAGATACCAAGCAGATATTAGTTTTAAAATGGCAGCAACAAGGGAAGAACTTCAAGATTATATTGACGAACTTATAATGAGCGCTTTCTAGCTCATATTTATTATAGACAAATTAGTTATTAATTAAAATTAGTTATTTATGTTTAAATATTTAAAACGTAATTGGATGGCATTTAAAAATTTATTTGATGATGATAATAACATCAATGAAAAATCAGTAGTAGGCTTTCTAGCTTTTGCTGTAATGGTAATATTTGCAGTAGCTGATTTAGTAACTGGGTATATTGGAAAAGATTTAGTAATAAATGAATTTATTTATGATTCTTTTGTATTAGTGGTACTAGGAGCCTTTGGTATAGCTGAAGCAGGTAAAATATTTGGAGGGAAAAAATAATAATTATGAGTTGTTATACTAGAGAACAAATTCAAACTACAATGGAAAGTAAAGGATATAAATACTTTACTGGAGGTGACTTTGATGTAAACATAATTGGAGTTAGAAACTCAGAAACTAAAGGAAGAGTAACAAACGCATTTGATGATTGTGTTACTATATCATATAAAGAAGATGGTGAATGGAAATTTCACTGTTACCAAGCAACAACAGACCCAGGTTCACATTGGGAACAAAATTTATTAAATAAAAAAGGAGTAGCAATATTAAAACCGGGACAATATAGAGGTTCCCATAAATTAAGATTACACCAAGGCAAATATCTAGCTTTAGGGCAAAAATCAGCCGTAAAAGTTTATAGAGACAATAATAGAGATGGTAAATATGATTTACTAGAAGAAAATATTGATGAAGGTATCTTTGGAATTAATATCCATAGAGCAACTGGAAGATCAGGAGGAAAATCAATTAGAGTAGACAAATGGTCTGCTGGTTGTCAAGTAATAGCTGATAATGATGATTGGCATCAATTCTTAGATATATGCCAAACTGCAAGGGAAATTTGGGGTAACTCATTTACCTATACATTATTAGAAAGTAATGATATGGTGTAAAATGAAAACAACTCAATTTATAATAGCCTTTACTAGTATGTCGTTAGGATTTATATGTTCCTATTTTATGGAACTTACAATGCAAAATGCAGAACAATATTTAGCAATCACCACTTTAGTATTTACTGATGGATTTTTTGGTATAATTGCTGGAATTAAAAGAGAAGGGTTTAAAACTTATAAAGCAATTAAGATTTTAAGAACCTTAATTTTTTGGGTTATTATGTTAACTTTAATATTAGTAATTGAAAAAAGTATACCGGGAGCTGGGTGGTTAAGTGAAACCATGCTTATGCCTCTAGTAATATTTCAATTAATAAGTACAGTAAAAAATGCATCAATGGCTGGGTTTATTAAGGGAGAAATATTAAACCAAATTTTGGATAATATAGATAAGCATAAAGGCCTTAGAAAATAAGTTGCCCCTTCCCCTCTTTTTTACTATATTTATAATCATGCTTAAGAATATTAAACAAGGAATGTTTCCATTCCTAATTGGATTTTCTGCCCTGTCAGTTTCAGCTTCGGCTGCTTTCTATTCAGTTAGTGGCCTTAGCAAACTTTTTGCAGGAGCAAGTTTAGAAGTTATTATAATGGCTGGTTCATTAGAATTTGCTAAATTAGTCACAGCTTCACTTTTATATCAGTATTGGGATACAATTAATAAAACATTAAGAACTTATTTAACTGTAGCAACTATTATATTAGTACTTATTACTAGTATGGGTATTTATGGATTTTTAAGTGCAGCGTACCAAGAAACTTATAATAAATTATCTATTGTAGAAAACGAAAAAGCATTCATTCAACAAAAAATAGACTTTTATCAAAACGATGTTACAAGATATGATCAGGAACTTGAAAGAATTTCTAATAACATTAGTACTCTTTCCAATGCTAGGTCTCAACAAATCCAAGTACGAGACACCTCGGTGGTTGGAGGCATTAGAACCACAATATCAACTTCCGAACTTAGGTTGGCAGCAAGCCGTATTAAAACTGAAGAAGAAAATAGAAAAGGTGTTCAAGTTAAAAGAACAATAGCAGCTGATAGCTTACAAAAATTTCAATTACAAGTACTAGAACTAGATAATAACACAGAAGTCGCTGGGGAATTAGGACCATTACAGTATCTATCAGGACTTACAGGTACTCCTATGGATAAGATTATTAATATCCTTTTATTAATAATTATATTTGTATTTGATCCTCTAGCTATTTCATTAGTAGTCGCAGCTAATTTTGCATTTGATAAAGCTTACCCTAAAAAAAAGTATAAGGATAATTTATATGGTGAAAAAATTGAGGTAATTGAAGTTAAAGATGCTGAAGAAGTTAAAACTAAAAAAGAATTTTTTGATCAATTAGATAAAATAGAAAATTCTAAAAAAAAAACTGAAAGGGAAAATATCTTAGATCTTAATAAAGATGGCATTGTTGATAAAACAGAAATTGAAAAAGCCATAGAAAAAATTGAAGAATTAGAATATAGATTAACATTTCCCTTATCTTCATGGAGAAGAAGAAAAATTGAAGAAGAAATTGAAGAAATAAAATCAAATTTATACGATGATGATCTTGAAAAAATATATTAGCATATTATTTTTATTACCTTTTTTAACCCATAGTCAGTTAATAAAAACTGACATTTTTATTGTTCAATATGATCAAGAAAAAGAACAACCTATATGGGTAGAATATACAGTGCAATGTCCTAAAGGAGATGCTTCTAGACAAGGAATGGATTTTTATAAAGACAAAGAAATTCATACATCAGATAATAATGATTATAAAAATAATATTTGGGATAAAGGTCATTTAGCACCTGCAGCTTCATTTAATTGTGATAAAGAAACATTATATAAAACATTTACATATCTAAACTCAGCTCTACAACACCAAGGATTAAATAGAGGTGTTTGGAAAGAATTAGAAGCATTTGAAAGGGATTTAGCTAATTTTTATGAAGTAAAAGTTAGAGTTGAAGTATATTTTTCTAATCAAAAAGTACCTGGGGGTGCTACTATTCCTTCTGGGTTTAGAAAAATGATAACTTTTGGGGGAAAACAGTATATATTTGCTTTTCCTAATGAAGATACTAAAGGAACAAAATGGATAGATTATTTGGTAGAGTAAAATAAAGGTCGTATATTTAGGGTAAATAAAAGTTATATGTTCAATATTCCTATATCAAGGAAACAAGTCGAAAAACAATTATCACAATATCAAAAACTAAATTATAACCAATTTAGATGGTGGAGATTATATGCTCCAAAAAATAAACTACTTGATAATCGTCAACCATTGCGTGATCGTATATTCAATGGTGATTTTGATTATTCATGTTATAAAGCTCAACAGTATTTAGTTGAATATCAATTAAATGATATACTAAAAGAATGTGATATGGATTATGCTAAATACCTAGAAAAAACCCAAGTCATCAGAGCACGAAGAAAACGTTTAATGGAAGATTTTGAAAAGGATGAAAATGAAAGATTACGTTCTTTAACAGTTGAATTTACAAAATATTTTAAATGTGATAGAGAACAAGTTGAAGAAGAAATGTTAAATTGTAGTGGCTCCCTAATAGATCTTTATTATATTATAGAAGAAAAATATAAGGTAGTACCTATGCCTTACCCATTAAAGCGTAGAGGAAGACCTTCAACAAAAAGTTTAAATATTAAATGAAAGTAAGTCACGAAGTACCCAAATGTTTATTAGAAGCATCACAAGAATTTAATGATTATGATTATGCTCTACCTCATTTATTTGACCAAGATGAGGAATATTTACAATATTTTAAAGATGCCAAAAAAGCAGGTCGTTATATTATTATGGATAACTCTTTACACGAATTAGGAGAAGCATATAATCATGAAAGGCTACGTTATTGGGTTACAGAATTAAAACCAAATGAATTTATAGTACCAGATGTTTGGATGCAATGTGCCCAAACAGCTGCACAAGCCAAATACTGGAAACAGTTTAAATATCCCAAAAATACCCAACTCACCGCAGTAATTCAGGGAGAAAATAAAAATCAAGCATATTTATGTGCGAACTTATTAGCAAATCTAGGATACGAAAAATTATGTGTGTCTTACGGTGCTACATGGTATAATGATTTTTTTCCACATACTAACTTAGATATGGGAAAAGCATTAGGTAGAGTACGATTTGTACAGGGATTATTAAATTTAAAACAATTAAAAGATATTAAGTTTCATTTACTAGGTTGTTCAATACCACAAGAATTTGGTTGGTATGATAATAATCCTAGAATTGAATCAATTGACACATCAAATCCAGTAATGGCTGGTTTAGAAGATGTATTGTATGATGAAAGGGGTTTAAATGTAAAACCTAAAGCAAATATGAATGATTATTTTAATATTGATTTTGATAAATTTAATTATTTAAGTGTCCTTCATAATACAAATAAATTTAGAGAAATTAATAATATTAAAAAAGTAAATATATGGCAAAATTAAGGAGAAGAGTTATATACACAGATATTAGATGGGAAGAAACAGAACCTCTAACTGAAGAACAAATTAAAAAATGGAAATCAGAAGATGAAGATCTTCAAGAAGAAGTTATGGATGAGGTTGAATTTGATTTATCACATGATAAAGCTTTAGAAGATACTGATTGGCCTGAACTAATAGAAGACGAATAATATGGT